GTACGACGCATCGGCATTTGCAAAATTGGAAGTGCAACAACTTTGGCGCGAAGTCGCCGCGGAGGTGCTGAAATGACCGACGAGCAACGCAAGGAACGCAACCGCATTAATCGCCAGCGTTATGGCCACGTGTCGGTGGCCGAGCATGTTTACGCGCGGTTGAACCGCTATTGCGACAAGCACAACGAATCAATGAGTTCGCTGATAGAGCGCTTCATTGAATCGGAATTGGGGGCAGCGTGAAGATCCTGGCATTCGATCCTGGTTTTGCCAACAATGGCACAGGCGCCGTGCTGTGTAAGTCCACCGATCGCCTAACCGTGCTCAAGGCAGCTGTGCATCACAGCCGCGATCCGCTTGGCGAGTGGGTTGCGGCATTGATTGCTGATTGCGATGAGCTTGTGGTTGAACTCATGCCGGCTAGCATGGCCACCGACGACTCCGTGAGTTCGTGCATCGCTGCGCGTGCAATCCAAGCAGGCAAGCGCATCAGCTGGGTTTCTGCAATGGAGTGGCACAAGGAGGCAACGGGGGTTAGCAAGCCAGACAGCGCAAGGCTGCGCAAGGCGCTGATCGCTCAAGGTGCTGGTGCGGTGCACGACAAGCTAGGCTTCCGTGTCCCGCGCGGCCAACATGTAAACGCGATTGATGCCTTTGGGCTGGCTCTAGCCATTCACCTGCAACGCAAACGAATCAAAGCGCAGGCGCTAGCACTCAAGGCAATGCCGCCGCCATGAAGCGCGAGATCCAAGAGGCGGTCTCGCTGTCGCTGCACGCGTTAGCAGACTCGCTAGCGCGCCCCGAAATCATGCAAATATTCGAGGATGAGGGGTTCTCAATAGAGATCCGAAACGGCGACGGGTCACCCATCATTGATGTGTGCGTGGAGCTTCGGACGTGCACGGAAACCGCTAAGTTGTTAGAACGACAGATAGCCGCAATTTTTACGATGGGCGCAAATGGGCAAGCGAAACGAAAAGCCAGCCGCAAAAAAGCTAAATCGAGCCGGCCGCGAAATCGGCGGTAACCGCAACGGCGAGGCTGTGGTTTTGGCGCGTCTGGATGCGGTGTCGTCGCTCATCGCAGCGGGCAAGTCATCGCGTGCCATCGTGGTAGAGCTATCGCAGCAATTCAACGTGCACGAGCAGACGGTGCAGGGGTGGCTGCGTGAAGTGCGGCAGGAAATGCGCCGTGCCGCGAAAGACGCTATCAAACATCGGTTTGAAATCTGCCTCGCTGACACGATCCGAATCCGCGATGAGGCCAAGGCGGAAAAAGAGTACGGCACTGCTGGGGCCATGCAAAAAGAACTCAACGCCCTACTTGGCGCCCACCAAGCGAGCGCGGCACAAATCGAATTGATCCGCACCAAAGCCGAAGCCGCCAAGGCTGTCGCCATCGATGTGGACGCGATGACATCGGGGCAGCTGCGCGCATTGCTGGCTGAAATCTTGGCCGCTGACAAAACGGCGCCGGGATGAGTCGCAATCTGCGACTAACCAAGGAAGTTGCGGCGGCGCTCTACAAGCGGCTGACCTCGCTTCCTGACATCGTCGAGTTTTGCACTGCGCTCAATCCAGCCGAGCCGCCGCCACCGCACACGATCCCAATTCTGCGCGCTATCGAGCGGGCTGCGCTGCACCCGGCGAAGCTGCTGATTGAGATGCCACCAGCGCATGCAAAGACCACCACGCTACTCAAGGCATTGGCTTGGTGGATCTTCTGCTTCCCTGCCGATGCGTGCGCATACATCACCTACAACAACCACAAGGCCCACAGTCGCGGGTTGATCGTCCGTCGCTACATCAAAAAGCTCGGGATCAAAATCGACAAGAGCAACGACAGCAAAGCCGAGTGGCGCACGATGCAGGGCGGCGGCCTGCTCTGCTGCGGTTCGGGTGGTGGCCTCAACGGCGAGCGCATCAAGGGGCTGTTGGTATGGGATGACCCTTACAAGAACCGCAAAGAGGCGGAGTCGCCCGTTGTGCGCCCACGCATCGGCGAGTTTATCCGCGAAGTTGCGATCACGCGTTTGTTTCAAGGCGCAAGTGCCGTAGGCATGCACACCCGCTGGCACCCCGACGATACGATCGGCGAGTTTGAGAAGTTGCCCGACTGGGTGCGCATGTCGTTTCCAGCGATTGCCGATGACGGCCCCGACGTGATGGGGCGCCCGATCGGTGAACCGCTGTGGCCTGAGCTCTACCCACTGTCAGAGCTGAACACGATCCGCTTGACACTCGGCGAGTGGTCGTTCGCGTCGTTGTATCAGCGCAACCCAACGCCACGCGGCGCGCAATTGTTCGGCGAACCGACCTACTACGACCCGGCCACCTTCACGTGGAACGGAAAGCGCGGCGTGATCATCCTGGACCCGGCCACTACCGAGAGCACGCGGGCCGACTACAGCGCCTTTGTGGTGCTGGCAATGGAGGGTTATGGCGAGCAGTCGATCGGCTACATCGTGCACCACGAAAAGCACCAGCTCGAAACGCCCAAGGTTGCCGCGATTGCACTGCGCCTGCAGCAGCAATACGGCCTGCTGTTGGGCGTCGAAGCGTTCGGCGGGTTCAAGGCGGTGGCGCAGGTGATCCGAAACGAAAAGCCATCGTTGCGTGTGCTCGAAATTGGCGGCCGCAAGCAAAAGAGCAAGAGCACCGACAAAGATCCGCTAGCGACGCACAAAGACGACGTGCACACGTCGAGCGGCGGCAAGTTCCTGCGGGCACAGAATGCCAGCAGCGCGTGGAATAGCGGCCGGTTGCGGGTGCCGCGCTCGACCGAGGCCAACGCGGCAAAATATGCATGGGTGATCCCATACCTGCGCGAGATGATGGCCTTCACCGGTGTGGGTGGTGGCGAAGATGACAGCGTGGACGCGACTGCGCATGGTTGGAACGTGCTCTATCTGCCAGCGCCAGTGAACAACGCCAAGGGCGCAGTTGAGCGGGCTGGGGCGTAGTCTGTGATCGTTGCGAGTTGGGCGCTTTTGGCGTAGAAGCAGGATTGCGCCGGGCTTTGCGGAGAAAACGCAGATGCCTGATTTTGAATTGCGCAAAATGAGCGGTGGAGTGCATGCGCCGGCCAACGCTGTCGAGCCACGGCACATTATCGACATTGAAATCAATGCGACCACCGAAGCGGAGCCGATGCCTGACGCTGAAAAGCCAGTCGCTACCACCACGAAACAGCGCGGGCCCAAGTAATGCGCCTGAGCTACAAGCAGCTTTCGCGAAAGCATCCCGAATACGTTGCCACGCGTGAGGTGTGGGACGATATCGACGCGCTGTATAGCGGCGGCCACAAGCTGTTGCGCAATGATGTTGTGTTGTCGCGCTTGTTGCCACGCTGGCAAGGCGAGACGATCGCAAGCTGGCGTGCGCGCAAGAAGTTTGCGCACTATGAGCCCCACCTAGCGGCGGTGATCGATCACATTGTCGCGCAGCTCAAATCGGATCCGATTGTTGTTGCTGATGAGATGGCAACCGCTGGCGCGCCGCTCGATCCGCTGTATGCCGAGTTTTTCGAGGACTGCACACCCGAGGGCGCCGAATGCCTGACGTTCGCCGACTTCTTGGCCGAGCAAGTGCGCCTAGCGCTGCAATTTCGCTGCGTGTGGACACTGGTGGACCTGCCAGTACCAACGAAAAGCTACACGACCGAGCTTGAACAACGCGAAGCAGGCGCGCTCGAGCCGTTCGCGGTGTCGGTTGACCCGCGCTCTGTCTACGACTGGCGCTGCACCAAGGCCGGCGCCGTGACGTGGGCGGTTGTGTATGATGAAGTCTGTGAGCGCCTGTCGCCCGAGGATGACCGCGACATGGTAACCGAGGCGTTCACCGTCTACACCGATCGCCAGTGGCTGCGCTTCGAGTTTAAGCACAAGCATGGCGAGAATGTTAAGGATGAGAACGAAGTGGTCGCCCCCGTCGATGGCGGCCCTCACTCGTTTGGGCGTTGCCCGCTGATCCGGTTCGACCTGACGGATCGTTTGTGGCTCGGCGACCGTGCCGAGTCGCTAGCGCGTGAGCACTTTAACCGTTTGAACGGCTCCAGCGAGTTTGGCCGCAAGCTGAGCTACCCACAGCTTTACGAGTTCGTGGCGCCAAGCCTGCCCGGCATCGATCAGCCCATTAGCGAGATTCAAGAGGACGCCGGCCGTGCCACCAACCAAGCGCGCGGCCCCGGCTATGTGCAGGTGCGCGGCGCCGATGATCGCGCGGCGTATGTCTCGCCTGACGCTGCAGCGTACAAGCAAATCTCCGACGAGGTCGACAAGTGCCGCGAGGCCATCTACCGCGTGACCTACCAAATGGCGCTGAGCCAGGACAATAAGGGCGCATTGATTCGGCGCAGCGCCGAGAGCAAGGGCATCGACAACGCGGCCACCACCGTGATCCTGGTAGCCATCGGGACGCTGATCCGCTCGCATGCCTCCGAAGTCCTCAAGGCAATTTCGGCCGGCATCGGCGACCCGCAAAAGCACGACTTCGAGGTGGCAGGCGCGGCCAAGTTCGACGCGGCAAGCTCGGATCAGTTCATCGACCGTGCGGCGGTGGTAAAAGGGATCACGGTGCGCAGTGCCAAGTTCAACTCGCTGTTGGATGCTGAGATTGCGCGCTGCACGTTGGATGCTGGCATTGCACCCGATGACATGGCGACGATCAAAAAAGAACTCGACGCGGCCTACACCGCCGAAGACTTCACGATGCAACCGGCCATGCCTGGGCCAAGCGGCGGATCCGTCAACGCTAATGGTGGTGACAGCGGCGAAGCGCTGTGAACAAAAAGCGCGCACTTGAAGCTGGCCTAGATGCCGTCGCCGAGAAGGCAGCAAACGGCGTTGATGCGGCCGTTAATGCCAGCGGAGCGGCGACCAACCGTGTCGTGAACAACATGGGCGGACATCTGGGGTCCGCCTATAAGAAACTTTTCGCACGCGCCAAGGCGAGCGCAATCGTTACCCCGCGCGAAATGGCGCAAGCACTCGCCCGGGCCAAGCGCGACCTGGCCGCCGTCGAGATTGAGGGCAATCGAATCGTTGCCGTGCTGGGCGACACCGCCGAAGCCGCGGCGCCGTATGCGATTCGCTCCGTGTACGACGCCACCAACGTGGCCGTTGCGATCACCGGTGCCAGGCCACTAGTGCGCGTCGTCGACAAAGTAGAGATCCTGCGTTCGGCGCAGCAGTTGTATTGGCCACGCTTCACGGGCAGCGCGCGCCGCTATGCTGGCTCCATTGGTGAGCGCACGCGTAAGATCATGGCGCAGTCGGCAGCGGCCGGCGAGAGCTGGGGCGTGATGGCGGTGCGCCTCGCCAACGATCCGAAGTACGCCAAGCTAATTGAAACCGAGACGGGCCAGCTGGACGCGCTGCGCATCGCTGAAGGCTCTACCGCGGTGGCTCGCTTTTGGGCGCAGCGACTGGTGCGCACCGAGGCCAGCTACGCCTATGGCCAAGTTCACGACGAGATGATCCGATGGGCCAACACCGTTGACCCTGGCTATTTGCGGCGATGGTCGGCGGCGCCAGATCGTGGCCGCACGTGTCCCATTTGCCAAGGTGCCGACAACACCACCGCAGAAATCGACGGCGAGTTTCCGGGCGGCTTGCGCAACGTGCCCGCGCACCCCATGTGCCGCTGCGTGATCGTCGCGTGGCGCAAAGACTGGACGATGCAAAGCATCGGATCCCGTCGCAAGGGCGAACAATACATTCAAAAAGCGGTCCGTTATTGACCTGCTGATAGCTTCCGGATATCACTGAATTACAACTCACCACGGGGGATCAATGCTCACTGAAGAACAGATCAAAGCGCTCATCGAAGCATCAACCAAAGCCGCGCTCGAAGCATTTTCGGCGACGGTGGATCAGAAAGTTGCCAGCGCTCAGGCTGCAACGCTCAAGCGGATCGAGAAAATCGCAACGCCGCCAGCGCCGAAAAAAGACGACGATACCGACGAGGCCGACGACAAGCCAGACGCCAAACTCGAAGCCAAAAAAGGCCCCGTTGCTAAGGTGCAAGCCGAGCTGGCCGCGATGAAGGCGGAGGCCCAAGCCGAGCGGGCCAAGCGCGAAGCCATCGAGCTGCAGAGCGCGTTAGATTCGGGCTTTGCAAAGATCAACATTGCACCCGCGCTGCGTCCGGCTGCGCTGGCGTTGCTGCGTGAAGAAAAACGCGTTTCGCGCTCTGATGACGGTTCGTTTCTTTTCGACACCAAAGATCCTGTGGTCGGCGCGGTCGACATCAACGAAGGCTTGGCCAAGTGGGCGGCCAAAGATGGCGCAGCGTTCCTTGCGGCGCGCGACGCTGGCGGTAGCGGCAACTCAGGCGTTGGCAAGCCAGGCGCACCAAGCACCGGACCGCTGAGCCGTGATCAGGTGAACGCCACTATCGGATCACTGATGGGCTAGCCCATAGTTGACTTTTTGCGTTGTATGTGTAGAAGCAAACTATCCGATACGACATAGGGGCGCCGTTCGCGGCACCTTGCTGGCAGGCCAGCCGAAGACTCGCGACAGAAGACACGTCTACCCGGACGAAAAAAACGGGACACGCACAGCGCAGCGATTTTTGCGCGGAGCAGGTCACCCAATTTTCACCGAAGAGGTTTCGTCATGGTCGCTTTTCCCGCATATCAGCCCGTCATCAATCAGCTGTATGAGTACCAACTCAAACGGCAGCCAAACCGCTCCACCCCATTCCTTAACACGATCCAGAAGAAGGAAAAGAAGGGGCAAAACATCGCGCTCACCGTGAGTTTTGGCGCTGGCATGGGTTCGTCCCGTGCTGAAGGTGCAGCCTACGGCGCGCCACAAACTGAAACCAAGGTTCCGACCTCGTTGCCGTGGAAGATTTACGGCGACAGCTTCGAAATCACCAACCTCTTGGAAGATGCGCTTGATGGCAGCAATCAACAAATCTCCGACGTGTTCGGTGAGGAATTGTTTGATTGTTCGCAGCGCCTGGCTAAGCGCCTTGGCAATGATGCGCTTGTTGGTGACGGTACTGGCACGAACATGTTGGGCTTGCTGGCTGCGGCCGGTGGCTTTCGTTCGGCCGGCACCTACGCTGGTATCAACCGCGCAACCTACTCGCAGTGGGCAGGCAACGAAGTCAACGTGGCCGGCGCTGTCACGTACGCCGGTATCCGCTCGATCATGCGCGCCACCTACGATGCCGACGGCGCCAAGCCTGATCTGATTTTCACGCCAAGCTCGCAGGAAGAAAAGATCGGTCTTTTGCCTGAGTTCAAGGACGTGAACCGGGTGATTCGCCCAGACACCAACCAAGGCAATCGCTTTGTGATGGGTGCAGGCTACAGCGGCTTGACCTTCGACGGAAAACCGATCGTCATGGATCAACACGTGCCAGCTGACATGGTGGTTGGCGTTAGCTACAAACACAGCTACATTGCTGTGTTGCCGCCAGCGCAGGCCCGTCGCGAGCGCGGTGAAATCATCGCCATGGTTCCACTCGCTGGCAGCGACGAGGATCAGTTGTTCGGCAACAAAGGCGGCAGCGGCCTCTTTGCCTGCTTGTACAAGATGGGCCGCATCGGTTCCAAGACCCAGTTTGACTTGGAAATCACCTGCAACGTGGTTTGCGAGCGCCCTAAGTCCAACTTCCTCATGCGCGGCTTGACCTAGTAGCTACTAGCCCGGCTGCTGACCTAGTTGCATCGACTGCGTGAACCAAACCAATTTGAATGGTGAATAATGTACCTCTACAACAAATCTACTGAAGTTGAATCCGTCGACCTTGGCACCGATAAACCGCTGCAAGTCAAACCGGGCCTGAGCGAGTTGCCAGAGGTGATCGACTGGGTGGCTAAGCCATTCGGCGACAAACCGCGCGGCGACTACAACAACTTCATTGAGATGAGCACCAATAACCGGGTGACCGTCGTTGATGATGAGGCAGCCAAAGCTATCAGCGAAGCAGCCGCCAAAGCCAAAAAGGCGCCTAAGGAATAATGGCGTTCACGGCGGCAGAGCGCGCGAAGATTGCCCACTACATGGGGTGGCCTGCATATCAGGGCACCACATTGGATACGGCAATACTGAACGTTGAAGCCGACGTGGAGCGCACTATTTTGGTGCGTGCCGAGATTAGCCGCATTGATACATGCATCGCGCAAATCGACGAGATGAGCACGACCACGGCCAAGGCTGTGGCGGCCGGCTCGCTGCAGTTGCGCGCGGCGTATCAGCTGAGCATTTTGCGCAGCCGGGCCCGTCAAGCTGCAGTCGCCATGGCGGCAGCCTTGGGCCTCAAGTGCATCAATCGCGACGTGTTCACCACGTCGATGGGCGAAGGCAAGGCGGACTTGTACGCATGAGTTTTGCACAACCACCGAGCG